TTTTAAATCTTACAACCAATTTCGCTTTTGTATTTGCATTCACTTTAAATAGATTCTGATATTTTGTTTCTAAATCTTTCGTCTTACTGTCTTTCGAGTAGAACGATATGCCTTCATTGTCTGCATCGAAATAAAACCCTTCGTAAAATTTCCCAGTATAATACAAATCGACCTTACCTCTCGCGGTTGGATTCATTCGTAGTTTCTCTTTCTGATACGAAGGCGAACTATACGTATAAAAAGTATTACCAACTTCACCCCTATATAATTGCTCTTTAAATAGCTCTAGTAGTAGGTTTTCGTTTTCGCTTATCCAATCTTGGACCGCTTGTTGAAGGTCTAACTTCTGTATCTTTTCGTTTAGTTCCCTCAAGTTCATCGTATATCTTATTAAGTTTTTTCGCTGCATCTTTTGGGGTAAGATTTCTAAAATCTTTGAACTTTATATGAGCCGCGACAAAATTATCGCGACCCATTAATAAAGCTCCCTCCTTGTTCGGTGTAAACATTATTCTAATTCTATACCGCTAATTGTCATTGCACCTGTTGATTCAATAAACGGAGTAGTTATAGATATACTCGCACAAGCAACTAAATTAATAGTGCCATCGTTTGCGAATGTTCCTGTAAGAGTATAACGTCCTGGAATTGTATCACTCTCTTCTGCTGCCGTCATTACCGCTCCCGAATGAACGAAGTCCGCAAGAACTAATCCACTTACCGCAGCGTATCCAAGTGCCGGGTCGATAGATTTTTTCGTTACATCAAGTACAATTGTCGTAGCTGATGCCGATACTTGAGTCAAGTCCACATCATAAACGCCGTCAAAGTCCGTTAAAGGATTCCATGCAGTTGTTTGTACTGTTGGCTCTATCACTACAGGGTATATCCACTCTTGCGAAGATTTTACAGTAAAAAATACTGGCAATTTCACTTTCTCTCCTTTCGCAACAATAGGGGTTTTTCCTACATGAATCATCATGCTAAAGCCTTCTATTTTTGTATTGTCTGGAGAAAATCCGAGAATGTTTTGCGCAACATCGAGCAGATATACGTCCATTTCTCTTTCAGAGAAACCACGTAATTGCCATTCTTGATATGCGTTCACATCAATAGTCGCTTTAAACTTTGCATTTCCCCATGCCGAGAATTTCGAGCCTTGCAGTCCTTCATCATATACATCTTCCTCGCTCATATCTTCGATACCGTCAAATAACGGTAACATGAAAGCGCGTTTTGTTTTGATGTCTCGAAACTTCGCATTCCATTTCGCTAAATCATAAGCGTCTTCGATAGTTTCGAACTGTGAGAAACCACGTACACACGCAACCGCGCCGCATATAGCTCCTCGTTTATTTGCGATTAAATCCCGAAAACCTGTGTTTCCGTATTCTTTCGTCTTTTCTGAAAATTGATTAATTTCTTGTGCCATTTTCTTATTTTAATTTTAATTGTAAATTTACGTGTAAAACATCAACAATGTCATTTAATACATTGGGGGCGTAGTACATTTTATCGGTTGTATATTCTGCATAATAATCTCTTGCATTCTCTACGTTTTCAAATATAAACTTTGCCGATTTAAACGCTTGATAAAGAAAATCACGAAACAAAGGTGTGAGAATAGCTGCATAAACAAGTGATTCTCTCTGCTGTGTTGTGTAACTCTCTTTGCTCCGAGCGACAAAATACAAATCTACTGTAGCCGTTTCTGATTTGTCAGTTTCAAAATTTGAATCGAGAAACACTAAAGGATATTTCTTGCCGTCCATTGTTTTGTCATGCGATAAAATGCCATTCAGTTTCGTAGCTTCAAGCCATGACCCGACAATAAATCTAGGCTTTGGATTCATTTGCTCAACTGAATATTTAATTGCATCTATCATAATCCAAATTCATTATACATTCTCAACTTGTTTGCTTTATCAATAACATATTCGTTAAACAGAATAACCGACGCATTGTAAATTGCAAACGCATTACTTATATGTCCATCTTTCGTTGCATTATCAGTATTTATACTCACATTTCCGATACTCGTATTCATTCTTAATTGTTCAGAACAATAAAAAGCATACACAAACCCAAGAATCATTGATTTTTTTTCCGATAAATCTTCTATTGAAACTAAAGGCACATACTCGTTTTCTACATAATCTATAATAGATTGAAGTAAAGTATTATCCCCAGACGTATCAAGAAAATAAGGATAAACAAAATCTGATGTTGTTACAATGCTCATGTTTTACAAAATAAGGGCGGCACTACACCGCCCATTGTTTTTAATTATATCTACGAATAACTCCTATGATGTTTATTAATGCTCCTTGACTTGACGCTGCCGTTGAGATTATTCTTATACGGTAGCCCCTGTCTAAGATTAGAAAACTATCATACTCATCCCACGCGTGTCCGTTTGTCGCTCTAGTAATAGTGTCTATTGCCGTATAATCTATAAAGTTTTTAGTTTTGTAAATAATAGCAACATAAGAACTGGTGTCAGCATCTACAGTATCGCATTGAATACCAATACTCGCATAAGCAAGTGGCGTTCCTTTTACTGTAAATTCATACGTAAGAGTGTCCGAAGTCCCGAGAGTGTCGGTAAACGTATAATCAATAACCGATTTGTTATTAACTAACGAGAATGTTTGAGCATTCACTCCTATTGCTGCAATAAGAGTGAACATTAGAAATACTAACTTTTTCATTTTTTTGCTTGTTTTTTAGGCTCATCACATGCGACTGCTTTTTTTTGTGCAATCAGTTTTTCGCCAAGAATTCTGTGTACTTGCGTTGCGCCATATTTTCCGCTTGCGCTTTTAATCCAAATTTTGTCGTCTAATTTTATATTTTTCATGACTTAAATTTTTAATTGTTAATTACTCCGCTGTTAAAGCGTCTTTAATTGTTGCAATATTTCCGTAGCACCATGACAATTTAGAAACTGTAGGAGCTTGGAAAATAGAGAAAATTTCCCCGATAATAGTTGATTCATTTTCGATTAATTGGTCTCCATAAACACCTTTTCGAATAATGAATGCGCCATGCTGTTCTTTGATTGTTCGTTTCGTTCCAATCAAAATATTACCAACTGGCACTTTTGTTGAAATAAACGGCTGCAATCCTTCAAAACCATTTCCAGCAAGTGGATTGATTTTGTAATCTCCGTTTGCATTTTGTTCAAGTCTCATTGCCCAAACATCGGCTGGATTCATTGCGATAATATCAGCATCGTAATCAGCATTTGAGACATGAAGAATCATCGCGCCAATTACTGCAAAATTATCAGGTTTTGTCATTGTTCCTTCGAGACCTGTCGAAACGTAAGGTGCTGCATAATTAATAACTTTAGTTAAAATAGCATCATTCCATACGCGAAGAACTTGCTCTTCAAACATTTCAATTACCTTAAGCAATAATTGTTCGTAATCCATTTCCAACTCTTCTGAATATTCGATACGCCCAGCATATTTATCGCGAGTATATGTTTTTTTCTCCCATACATATTGCATTAAAGGTTTAACTGTACCTTCAGGAACTACAGTGGCATCACCTTCTAAAGATGTTTGCTCGCTTTGAACAATAGCTGCAGGAACTTTTGAAACTTGACGAGAAGAAATCGCATCAAGAATAAAGTTTTTAGGATACTGAATTACTGCAACTTCTGTATCGTCAATCCAATTTTCGGAAACCTGACCTGCTCCTGTCATGAAATTAGCTGACGTCATTAATGCCGCATCACGTTTTGCGTGAAACTCAATAGAGAAATTTGTATCGCCTTTCATTGCGCGTTGAATTTCTTCTTTTTTCTCTTCAAGTTTTTTTCGCAAACAATACTTGTCATTTGCTGTTAAAGAGCTTTTGCTTTTCTCTTCAATAGATTCAATCTTAAGCGAAAGCCCACGTAAAACGTCAGCAACACTTTTACCGTCTTCGAATTTCCCAACAACTTCGGTCATTGCTCTTTCGATTTCGGTTTTTCTCACTTCGGCATCGCAAGACATTGCTCGTTCGATACCTTCGCCGATTGTTTCTAGGAATGAAGTCTCCTCTTGAGTCAAATCCTTTCCTATTTTCGTACGGCAAATTTCTAAAAATTCTGTTTTTTTCATTTTTCTACTTTTTAAATTTGCTAATTAATTTACTTATTTGTGATTTACTTGTTTGATTTACTTGTAATTGTTTTTCGATTCCTCTCTTCACTTCAATTTGTGCATCAATATCTTGAGGAACTGGAGCAAAACTTACAGAAGTTGGCTCCCATAATTCCGCTTCATAAATCGGCAATTTACCTTGCTCTCGTTTAATTTCGTAAGACAAAACATCCCCTTCAATAGACATGGTTTTGATAATCCCATCTTTAATATCTTTACGAAGAGCTTCATCCGCTCTTGCTCCTAGTTTTACTTTTATCTCTAAACCTCTTTCGGTAAAATCGTAACCTACAGATATACCAAGTGTCTTGCTTGCTGATTTCTCCCACTCGTGATTGTCGAAAACGGGTAATCCACTTTTTAATCTATCAACTTTTACTGACTGCTCGGATGTTCGCAATACTTGAACGAAATACTCATCATTCATGTGCGAGTATCTTACTTGACCGTTGTTTGTTGGTGTAGCTACTGCTGTAAAATCATACTCTTCGCTATTCGAAGGCTCTAATATAGCGCGCAATATTCTACGTTCTTCTTTATTTTGTTCCATAATCTTTTATAATTTTCTGTATTTCGATTTCAATTTCTTTTGATTCTGGACTTAATGCTTTCAGTTTTTCGAGATTTGCCAGTTTTTTTGTTACAAAATCTTCCTTTTCTGATTCATTTTCTTGCAACGCTTCTACATTGCTCAAATCACCTTTTAATTTTGTTCCAATTGGTAATTTAAGAATTCTCGTTAAATTATCCTCTACCGTTTGAAGTGCTGGAATCAAAGCATTAGACCATACTCCACGCTCTGCACTCGCTTGATTATCAAATGTGCTATTATCTTTTCTTGGCACTAGTTGTGGCGGTATTTGGAATATGCTCGCTATTTTTATCGACAATTCGAGAGTTTCTTCAAGTGGCATTAATTCACGAATAGAAGCGAGTGTATTTATAAATTCTACAGGCACGCCAGAAATTCCCCATAAGTTTTTCCGTCCGACTATTCCATATTTCGAGTTTATATCTTTCACTATATCTTCTCGATTGTTACCGTTGATTCCTATACTTGCAATATCTGAACTTGCTGGAAC